GCACAGCAGCGAGGAAATGGCCGAGACGCACTACTACGACGACCGGATCGTGGGGATAGAGTCCGCCCTGGACTACCTCCCGCCTCTCGACCTCGGCGGGCCACCGACAAATCCTCGGCAGTAGCCCACAAGTACCGAGGGAACGTCAGGCGATAGGCCGGCGGCGTAATTGCGTAGTGTCGCCGGAACTAGGTAGGGAATTAGGCAGGACCGACCGGCGGCGTGAACCGGGCACGGCGGGGAAGTGCAGCTGGGCGAAAGGAGAACCCAGCCGCACCATCAACCCGCCGGCCCGGCTCAGTAAGAAATCGGCGGCTCGTTTTCTTTCAACGCTGCCGCCACCTTCAGCCGTCGCACCTCGGCTATGAGGTGCAGCACCATGGCAGCCATAGACCCGCTCGTGCCGGTATAAGCGCCGCTAAATCTACGCGCCGCCTGCTCGCACTCCACGAGGTAGGCGTCTGGCAGCGGCTCGCGCTGCGTCAGGATGTAGGCGTCGCCCGAGCGGCTCACTTCGCAGCCTCCACCTCCGCGAGGCACGCCGCGTAGCCGGCCAGGTCTACGGGGCCGTCTGTCGTTTTGTTGGGTCCGCAGTACCGCGCCACCTTGTCCAGCGTCATGAAGATCGCCCAGTCGGCCTCGGTCAGCGGTCGCTTGAGCACGTCGGCAAACGCCGCATTGATCATGCCCACGGTGCGGCGGAAGTGCTGGAGCGGGCCACCGTACTTCGGTCGCCTGTCCTTGATCACAGCCAAGGCATCGAGCAGCAGTCGCTCGGCAGGGAGCTCGCCTTGGAACGCCGGCTCCCACTCCGAGTAGTTGTCTTTGGTTTGCGATTCCTCGGTACTTCCGTAGAACCTCCGAGGTTCCGGCTTCGCCGTCTCGGTGGGCGAGTGGGAATATCCCACCATTTTCGGGTCGTCGGCCGGCGTCGCGTCGAGCCGGGTCTGCACCGCGGATCGCAGCACGTCGTTCGCCTGTTGCAGAGTCGTGGTGGTCATCCCCTCGCCTTTCGTAGATCTCGGTCGCAGAACAGTGGATACGCTCGCGTCACTTCGTTGCGGCCGTGGTCGATAATCGCCATCCCCTGGCACGGCCGCTCTGGTGACGCGACTCGCTCAGCGTATGGCGAGTGTCCAATCACGCTGCCGTTGGCGATGTACCGTGCCCCACGCAGCCAGCCCCACGAGTGGTAGTGGCCGAAGATCGTCAAGTCCGCTTTGCGGCCTGCGTCCCATCGGGCAATCGCTTTGCTCGCCGGCAGGGCCAGGCCGTAGACGCCCCCAGCGAACCGAATTGAGTGACCATGGGTCGTGCGAACGAGGAACCCGTCGAGATCGACGTAGCCCAGGTGCCCTTCGGCAATCTGCCACCTGACGTTTTTGTTTCGCTCCTCGCGGGCGAGCGTGAAAAACATCAGCTGCTCCCAGCTGTGCTCGAGCTCGGTGGCGATCCGGGGCTTGCCCTCGTTGCTGCGGCCGTGATTGCCGGCGTTCGTGCAGACGATCACCTCGTCGGCGTGCTGGGCCACGTTGTCGATGAGCCCGCGAAGCCGCTCGGCGATCCACCGCGTAGCGTTCATCGGCGACAACTGAGCCACCTCGACGCAGTCGGGATGAATGTGCCCGGTAATGAAGTCGCCGCCCAGCCAGACGAGCACGCGGCGAATGTCGGCTTGATTGCGTTCGTGGGCGAGGCAGTCAAGGAACCGCTCCTCAAGCTCTGCGATCCGCAATTGACATACGTCAAGTGAGTAGTCGTTCTCGCCGTTCACCGTCTCGGGCAGCACCCGCTCCTCGCAATGCACGTCGGAGAGCATGAGGATCGCCGTGGCGTCGTGCCGCACCCGCTTGCGAGGCTTGCTGCCCCTGTGCGGGGATCTGCCTTTCACGCCCTGCAGCGAAGCCATTGCATCGGCGCGGCCTCGCTCACGGTCGATCTGTGCGAGTGCCGCCTTGTACCTATTTCGGTACGACGCCACCTCGCTCCGCAGCCGCGCCAGTTCGGCGTCGGCCGCCAACTGTGCGGCGTCGGCCACGGCAGCATCGATCTCAGTCAGTTGCTGGCGAGCCATTCAGACATCCTCCTGGCGTCACAGATTTTCCATCCGTGCTTCGTCGCGTGTGCGACGAGCACCTTAGCGAGCGACAGGCGGGCGATCGCATACTCGCCGTTGCGGAACTTGTCGCGGGCTGCGTCCAGCACCGCCTGGGCATCGGGCGGCAGCGCGTCGAACCACGTCGTGCGTCTCGCCTGGGCGCGAACCGCGACGGCCGAATCGATCTCGTCGAGCAGGCTAGGTTTCGCCATCCGGCACCTCCCGGTAGTTGTGGCTCCACAGAACTTTGCCAATGTCCTTGCCCGCCTGCTCGATCACTTCCTCAGATGCCTGAGGGAAGATGGCGTGCAGCAGCTCGTGGACGAGTACGGTGAGCCGGTGTTTTCCACGCATCCCGTCATGCAAAACGATCCGCGGATGCTTGGCCTTTTGCGTGTACGTGATCCCGTACGCCTGGCCCTTGAGCTCAGTCCAGCGGATGAGCCACCGCTCGTCGCCGTTCAGCGTGTAGACGTGGTCGCGCGGCACGGGCATCCCTTTCGCCCGTTATCGTTGCCGGCGTGTCAAGTCCGTCGCGACCGCCGGCAGGCCAGCCGCACGAGTTGCCTGGCCCCGAAGTCAGTCCACGGCAGTTTCGTCCTGCCGTCGGCCCACCGCTTCGCGTGCTCGTCACGCATGACGCCGAGAATCTCGGCCGTGCCAGCGTCGCTCTCGCACCAGTCGGGGCCGAGGCAGCCGGCTAGACCGGCCCCCATTTACCGACGGGGCACTTTTCACCCGCCCACGCCAACTTCGACACGGTCTTCATCTGTCGTATGAGCGGGCACCCGCACTTTGAGCAGGCTCCCGCCTGGAAGAACTCGCAATTCTCGCAGATCGCGTAGCGCGCGTCGATCTGCTCTTGTGTTGCAGTCTTCATTCCGGCCGCGACGTGCCGGGCTGCGGACGTGGCGAAGTTCTTAGCCTTTGCCAGCAGCGACGGCATCGCGTGGCCGGGCCTAGGCTCGCGCGGGTATGCCGCGTGATCCGTGTCTACGGTGATCGCGTCGCCATCCTGCGAAACGATGCACGGCCGTACCTCGTCGAGCGTGTAGCCGCGCTCGCGGCAGCGGGCCTCTAGGTTGTGCAGCTTGCAGGCGATCATGGCAGCGGGTTACAGATCGAGTTTCCTTCCTCGTCAACACAAAGCGTGTCAGCGCCCTGCCATTCGCGCGCGCTGCCCAATGATTGGCAATACTCATCCGAAAGATTGTCCGTGCAAGCAGGCCCATCACAGCACGCCCCGCACACGCACGGGTCCACTTCCATTTCCACCCAAATCGCCTTGCTGGCAACGGCCTCTAAAAACTCTTCAAAGCATGGGCTTTGACTAAAAAGCGCGCCATCCTCAGACAAAAAACCTTCTTGGTAATCGCCTATAAAACCTGCCTGAGTCAAAGCCCCCACAGTGCCGAGCGTCTCGCTAGCCTTCGTTTGGCTGCACTCTGTGAACTCAAACGCCGGCGCTATTCGGGTTGTGGGAGAGCCATCTGCCAAATCGTTCCACAAGCCATCGTCAGTCGTAAAAAACAACGGAAACCCAAGAGGGAAGTAATGAACTACAGTGATTGTTTTTTCACACCCACACCTGTCGGCGTCAGTGTATTTAGTACTCAGGGGATACTCGGCAAACCGCAAGGTGAAATAGTCCACCTTGAAGCTGCCGGGGTATATCCAGTCGAAGCCCTTGTAGCCTGCGCCGCCATCCGTCAGCGATAGCGATGTGACCTTGCCGAACGTCGGCGACGACGTATCGTCATCCACCACAGCGGTGATCTCTGCGCCCGCGCCGGCACCGCTCGGCGACTGCTGCACCGTGACCGTCGGCGTCCTGACGTAAGGCTCCAGTTCCGGGTTTTCCCGGTAATACACGCCGCCGTACGACACGGAGATAGACTCAATTTCTCCGTTGTCTAGGTAGTCGTAGTATTCGCCGCCGTCGTCTACTCTGATGCTCTTTAGTTCGTCGGTGTCGACGTAGTAGCCTCCAGGGTTAAATACGATTGCCTGCGTGATCTCGCCATCGTCGCCAACACCAGTAACGTAGCCGAGAAAAGCCGCCTCCTCGACGCCGTTCGTAGAGGCCACTAAAATCTCTTCGTTGACTGCGTAGCCAGTCCCGGCGTCGTCAATCGATAGATCGCTGACGCTCCATATCTCCGGGTCTTCTAGGTTGCTGGCTAGAACTGCGGACACCTGCGCGCCAGAGCCGCCCTCTGTCGAAACCACCTCCAGGGTTAGGTTAGGCTCAATGCGCTGCGTGACGACAACCACCGCGCCGGCTCTTTCCACCACAGCCGCTCCGGAGGAAAGGTTGACTGACTCCCCGTCAACGTAGTCCTGAGATGCGCCGCTCACAGAGATCGATGAGATAGTCCACGTCGCTGGATCGGCTTCGGTTTTGGAAAGACTGACTGTCAGCGTGGCCCCGGTGCCAGACGTGGTCGATGCTGTGATCGTTGGCTCTAGGTGCTGTTTCTTGGTGGTAATTGTTCCATTTGCGGCAGCGACGACCGTGTCGCCTTTGGAAGCCGTAACGACAATGGCCTGGCCGGCTGTGTACCCATCGCCGCCGTCCGTTAAAGAGATTGATTCAATCGACCACAGCGGCAGTTGGCAGCCGTCGTCAGACTCCGTGAGCGTGAACGACACCGTGGCCGGCGTGGTGTTCTTGTTGTCCAGCGTAAATGTTGGAGCCTCCCTGCCGAGCTTGGCATAGCCGCTGCCTTTGCTGGTTAGGGTCACGCCACTGATTGGCCCGGTGTCATCGCCACCAGTCGCTGTGGCAGTCGCGGCAGCTCCAGACCCGAAGCATGTAGGTCCAAAAACAACCGAAAGCAGGCTCGGTCCCTCTGTTTTTGTGCCCTTGCACTCAAAGCCAAAGTCAATTTTTAATTGGCTTTTGAACCCGTCGCCGATTTCGCTGTCTCCGGCGTTCATGCGCAGCACGATGCCAGGAAATGGGTCAACTCTGTCGCCAACAATGCTCGTGTTTAGGGTTCCGTACGCGCGCGCCCGTGTGCATGGGCATGGTCCGATGCAGCAGCAATTCGAGCACTTCGCGCCCAGCATCGCCATGTCAGCACTCCGCGGCGATGAGGAACCATGCTGTGCCATCGCGGGCAATGGCACAGTTGCGAAATGATGCCACGGACGTGCCGATCACGGCGAACAAGTTAGTGGCCGACACCGTGTTCGGCGTAGCCGTCTGATACTTGAACGTGACGGTCTTTGAGGCGTTTTTCGCCCATCCGCCCGTAAACGTGCAGACGCGAAAGGCTCGCCGCCGCCCCGCCTCAATAACAGGCGAGAAACCCAGCGACTTCGTGCGGCGAGGCTCCTGCTCCACGGCCCGCACGACGCGAGCGACGCGAGCGGCCGAACCAAGGTCAAACTGTGCGAGGTCAGCCATGGCTCAGATCGGCAGCGGAGTGGTCGGAGCATTGCCGAACAGCGACGCGAAGTTCGCCACCGGATTCACGCGGCGATTCAGGATTGCTGGCGCGCCAAGTGTCATAGCCCCACTTCCGTTTAGCCCGACAGGGTTCGGGCTTGCTACCCATTCGGCGTTGTCGAAATCAAAAACCATAGCGCGTCGCTTTTGGTTGCCGCTGATGAAATTGAACCCCACGTCCGGCAGCTGGAGGTTGTGGCCGCTCTGGCGGTAGTGCAGCTCGGCGGTTGACTTCCAGTAGGCGACTACGCTGCCGCCGAACTCTTCCTGCTCCTGCTTGACGGTGATTTTGTCAAGCTTGATCGAATGTGCCGGGCAGCCGAGGTACGTCGAATCATTCACGCACTGGCTGGCCGCAAACCACGCGCTCGGGAAATTCGCAAAGTTGGCGGTGACCTTCGCCACCGTCAAAGCCTCCTGCGTGACGAGCCCAGGGAAATAGTCATAGGCGCTGTTCGTGAGCGGATACTTCGTTTCGTTACCAGCACCGTCGTAGTAGAAGAGCGCCGGCACCTCGCCAGGCGCGCCATCAAACTCCCACACATATGGCCTGTTTGTCGGCGTCGTCCGCTCCCACCCCATGACAATCCCGTACTCCGTCAACACATGGACGTGATACGGCGATCCCTCGAAGCCCTCCGTAATGGTCAGCTTTCGCACGCGATAAGACGTGTACTGCGGATGCGTGGACTCGAGGTCGATGCCGATGGCCGTAGCGATTTGCGGCTCGGTGATCGGCGTTCCCGTCAGCGCGTCGTCGCTCAAGACGCACACGAACTCCCGAGTGAGCTGTCGCGTCCTGCCAATCTCGAACACGCCCCTGCGCGGCAATTCCTTGAAAGATACAACAGTCGCCATACGTCACCCGAGGATCACGGACGGCACGCCGATCCGGTTGAGGTTATTGAGCAGGGCATTGGCTTGCTGCCGTAGGAGCTTGTTCGTTAGCCGCGCCTCGATGAGCCGCGGATCTTGAGCGTTGGCCGCGAGGCCCAGCACCAGGGCGGCACCCTCCTGCGTCCGCACGTCGGCAGTGTTCACAGTCTGCGAGCCGACGGTGTTGAGTTCGCCGAGACGCTTTTGCTGACGGTCGAACTCGGCGGCTTGGGCCTTGGCTTGTTCGGCGGCGAAGTCTTGCTGTGCCTTTTGGGCTTCCTCGTATTGTTTCTGCTGGGCCTGGGCAAATTGCGTTTGCTCACGCTCTTGAGCCGTGGCGGCATCTGCGGCTTGCTTTGCCAGGGCGGCTCTCTGAGCCTCAGCGTTCTTCACTTCGTCGGCCGCATCCTGCGCTTTTTTCTTCTTGATGTCTTCGAGGTTCTGGATCTCTTGAGCGAACAACTCCTGCTGCCGCGCCACCTCGGCGTCGAACGCTTCTTTGTTCAGGATGCCGTCGCGGGCTTGCTCCTGGGCGGCGGCAATTCCTTCCTGCAACCGCTGGGCAGCCTCAGCCCCGGCGTTGCCGAACTCGGCGGCCTTGTTGATCGTTTGCCCGATGGCTTGATCCACCTGCTTGAACGCACGGGCGAAGCCCTCGCCAAAGCCTTGCTCTGACGCCTGTTGCTGGTCTTCCAGCCGGGCCTGCAGTTGGTCCAGTTGGGCCAGCCGTGCCGCGGCGGCATCGGCCTCGGCTTGATTGCTGGCCTCGCGGGCCGTGAGCAAGTCTGCGGTCGCCTGGGCCTGCTGCTCCTGCACGTCGATAATTTGCCGCTCGATCTCTGACTGCTCCTGGCCGGCGGCGAGGAGCTCATCGACGCGAGCCCGCTGGTCGTCCAGGCGTTGCCGCTCGGCCTCGGCGGCGGCTGCGGAGCCGTCTGCGATAGACTCTTGCTCGGACTTGATGACGCCAAGTTGGCGAATCCGCTCTTCGCCATTGGCGACCGCCTCGGCGTCTCCGTTGTCGATAGCCGCCGCCACCTCCTCGCGGATACGGGCGATCTCCCGCTCGACGGCCAGCACTTGCTCGGCTGCCTGCGCCCGGTTGGTGTCGCCGCCGAACTCGCGGTTGATTCGGGCCTGCTCCAGAAGTTGATCCGCCACCTGTTTGTCGGCATCGACGCGACGCTGGGCCTCGTCGGCGGCCTTGCGAGTCTCTTCCTGCACCGTGCGAAGCGACTCGATCTGCCGGTCGTACTCGGCCGTGGCGTTTGCCACGCCTCGAGCGTACTGCTCGGCGTTGAGTTCTCCGCTGTTCGCCTGCTCCTGCAAGTCCTCCAGAGCAGTCTGGAACTCCAGGGCCGCGTCGAAGCCTGCCTGCCCGAACTCGCCCGCCTTTTCGATGGCACCGTCGAGAGCCTTGCCGGAATCAGCGATAGCCTTCTGCACTTCGGTCATCGCCTTTTGCTGCTCGGCCGTGAGCGTCGTCACGCTTGCTGCCGTCGCGTCAACGCCTTTGGCAGCATCGCTCGCGGCACGGTCGATGCCGAGGAAGTTTTCCGCCATGGTTAGGAGCCGGCCAACTGTGCCGCCGATAGCACCGGCAATGGTCGAGAACACCGACGCGACCGATCCAAACACGCTGTTGATGACGCCGCCGATTGCCGACAACGCACCGCTCAGCCCAGTGAACTCCGTGAATGACGCCACGGTGGAGCCAACGTATTCCGCCACGCTGCCGAGCGTGTTGCCGATCACCTCGCCAATCCTGCCGAACGCAGTCGTGATGATCGTCACGACGCGGCTGATGGTGTCGCCCAGGACTCCGACGTTGGCGGCGATCGCCCCGATTGGCGTGAATGAAACAACCCACTCCGTGACGGCTACGGCAGCGTTGCTAATCGACTCGAGGAAACCGAACACGCTTTCGGCAAGTGGCTCAAAAGCCTGCGACACAGCCTGCACGACCGTGGCGAACGGCTCAAACACCGCACCGATGACTCGGCCGAGATTGCCGATTCCTGTGCCGATGAGTTCGATCACGCGGCCGATGTTGGTCAGGATGGGCTCCAGCACTTGACCGATGGGGTCGATGATCGCCGTGAGCCCGGCAGTGATCTCGGCGAACGCGGTGGCGACGCCTTCGCCAAGGCCGACAAATGGCAGCAAGAGCGACTGCCCGAGTCCTTGTGTTGCCACGCCAAGCGCGTCGAGGCCCGCACCGAACTCGTCAATGCGGCGGCGGTCGATAACGGTGAGGGCGCGACCGAATCGCTCCATGTCCACCGCGGCACCAGGGAGGTTGCGGAAGAACGGCAGCAAGTCCGCGCCCGATTTGCCGAACAACGCAATCGAGGTCGCCGTGCGGCGGGCCGGGTCTTCGATTGCCGCGAGGCTTTGCCCGATTCGCAGGTACTGCTCTTCGGGCGACAGTGCCGCCAACTCTTCCGAAGTGACGCCGATCTCGGCGAGAGCCTTCTGCGCCGACTTGCTCTCTTCGTCCACGCCGAGCACCGACTTCTGCAACCGGCCGAACGCCGCACTCACCGCGTCGATGCTCGTGCCGCTGCGGGTCGCCGCCGCCTCCAGCGTCTGGATGAACTCGAACGACACGCCGAGCTTGTCGGCGGTGTTGCCCAAGTTCTCCACGCGATCCTCCAGGGAGGTGAGCCCCTGAACGACAGCCGTCGCCGCCGCACCGAACGCTGCCACGCCAGCTACCGCCGCCGTGAACGGATTCACAAGCCCCGCCACCGAAGCCCCGATGCTCGTGAGCCCCTGCGACAGCCCGGCACCGAACACGCGAGACAGCCCTTCGCCGGCAGACGAGAGCCCCGACAGCCTGCCAGCGACGTTGCCAATCGGCCCCGGCAGGGCCGACAGCACGCCGCTCAGTTCGTTGAATTTGAGGGCACCGCCGTCGCCGGCCGCGTTCGACGCCGTCGCGTACTTGTTCGCCTCGACAGTCGCCTTGGCAAACGATTCAGCCGACCGCTGCACGGCGAGGCCGTATTGCTCCTCGTCCAAGAGCCCGGCATCGCGGAGCCGATTCAGTTCGGCAATCGACTGCTCGTATGCCTTGGTAGCCCGCTGCTCTTTAGTCAGGTTGGCTTCGACAATCTGAGCCGCACGACCGAGATCATCGGCAGCATCGTTCGCCGCCGCCTGCAACTGCTCGAGCGACCGGGCGTAGTCTTGCGGGCTGGTCAGCCCGGCCTTGAGGCTCTCGGTCAACGCCCGCAGGCGAACCTCGAACTTTTCCTGTTGCTGCGCCGCCGCAGCCGACTCGCTGCCGAACTTCCGAAACACCGCCGTGACGCTGGCGGCCTCCTTGTCCAACTGCTGCAGCGCCCGCTCGACGGGCGAAAGGCTCTGCCGAACGCCCGTGGCGTCCGCAGAAATCTTCATCGCCAGTGAGAGCACGTTCGCCATCAGTCGAACCCAAGTTGCTTTTTCAGATCCATAATCACGTCGCGGGCCTGCACCTCGTGCTGCGGCGGCTCTTCGATCGGATTGAAGTCGCTCGCCCGCGGTGCCTTGCCCTTCTCGCTGTACGGGGCCAGGATCGCCGAGACGGTCAGGCCCGTCTCGGCCCAACTGTCAGGGATCGCCTGGTAGTACCGCGTGAAGGCCATCCACTCGCCGAGCTCACGCGACGACATGCGCCGCTCGATCTCGCCGACCGTCATTTTCAAGTGCCCCGCCAAACGAAACAGGAAGCGTCTCGTCGGGCGGATGTTCAGTTTTTTGCCAGTTCCTCCACGTCGCTTTCGCTCATCGCGTTGTGCTTCATCGCCTTGTCGAAGAGCTTCGACACGACCTTCGCCGACTTGCCGGCCAGTTCCTCGACCTTCTCGTCGCTGAACAGCCGCTCGCCGGTCTCGGGGTGGCAGAGGCAGCGGGCGAGGAACTTGGTACGGAAGTTGTCGATGCCCGTCTCACGCTTGCCGATCCACTCCCGCTCGTAGGCGTCACGCTCGCCGACCGTCATCACGCGGATGCCGAGCGTCATGTTGCCCCACTCCTTGACCGTGACCTTGAGGATGCCGAGGTCTTCGGATGCGAGAATCTGTGCCGCGAGTTCTTCAACTGTCAGTGCCATGCGCTTTACTCCTGGACGATGCGAAACACGCCTTTGAGGCGATACACGTCGTTCACCTTCGCACTGATGTCAAGCGTCTGGCATACGGCCTTCGTGGAGACGGCCAGGCCGTCGCCAGAGAACGACAGGACGCCCTTGAGCCCGTACTCGCTCAGCCTCATGGCGGCGGTAGAAAGGCTCGACACCTCGACGGTGCCGGCGTCAATGGCGAAGACGCCCTGCCGGGCCAGCGGCAGCGAGCCGCCAGCGTTGACGCGGTACTCCGTCACCTCGCCGATGGCGGTGCCGCGCCAGTTGACGGTGACCCCGGTGCAGTAGCCAGCCATGACGGGCCTCCGTCAGGCGACTACACGCGGGCGATGCGGATCGTCGCCTGCCCCCGGATCGCGTCGTTAGTCGCCAGCGTCAGCGTGCTGGAGTTCACCGTGTAGGCCACGCCCGAAAGCAACGTGCTGCCACCCGTGACGATGGTGCAGGTGCCGGTCGAAGCGTCGGCGATGATGTCTTTGCCGAGGTAGTTAAACTGCACCGACCGGCCCGTGTCGGTCGTGCTGCCCTTGAGCGGGCGGTCAACGGTTGCCAGCTGCGCACCCGTGGTCAGGCCCAGGTGCGAAACGTCAATCTTCTCTTCGTCAGCCGTGGGGTCGGTGAACGTGACGACGATGTTCGACACCGTGTAGAACGTCGCCCCGAGGCGAAGCGTCGTTCCGGCACCATCATGGGGAGTGGCTGACATTTGGGAGTCTCTCCTAGTTCTCGACCCACATCACGGAATACGTTTGCGTCACGCTGTAGACCGGCGGCATCTCGCCGCCCGCCAACTGCACGAACCCGTCGGCCTCGTTCTCGAGGCTGACGTTCTTCACTACGGTCGATTCTGCCTCGCCGGTGCCGAAGCCATCCAGCACCCGGCGGCACTTATCAGCCAAGTCTCTTACTGACTCGTAGGTCGTCGCGTAGCAGTCCACCGTGAGCAGCACCGTCGGCGTGCCCATCGGCCCGGCGAGGGTGTGTTCCCGCTGGACGCCAGACCGCCGCCAGGTAATGAACGGCAGATCGGCCGTCGCCGGGGCGATGACCGGATACACCCTGGTGCCCACCAGGGCCGCCACGGCGGCGTCTGCGACCAGGGCAGACCGGCAGACCTGTTCGGGGCTCTTGAGCGGCATGAGGCACTATGCCACGCCCGGCGGGGTGGCTTGCAGGCTAGCCGGGGCCGAGGGTGTCGGTGCCGGTGATCGAGCCCGAGTCGCGGACCCGCAGAGCCGCCCACGCCTCGCCCAGCGACAGGGAGAGTTCCCGCTGGAGGTACTCGGCAACGCGAGCCTGCGTGTCGTTGAAGGCGGTCAGGACGGGCGGGCGACCGGCCGAACCGCCGACCGGCATGGCCGGGATGACGATGGGCGTTTTCGACTTCTTGAAAAACGCTCGCGGATACGCCGGCTCGGTCTGGACGCGATGCCCAGGCCCACCGCGCGGCGGCCTCGGAGTCGGCACCATGTCGAAGTCGCCCAGCCGGTTGAAGCTCGACGCGATGTAAGCGTTCTGTCCGCTCACCCAATGCACGACGCCCTTGCCGCGGACCGTCTCCTGCCGGCCGTTTCGCACGCGAGTGAACGGCTTCGTGGGTGACGTTCGCTGGTACGGCGTGTTCGAGAACTTGCCGACCCGGCGCACCTGGGTGCCGAACTCCAGCCACCACTGGTGGAAGCCTCGATCCGGCCCGGCCCGCACCGAGCCGCCGGCCGCGCTCGCGCTGGCTCCTGCCCCGGCTCGCTGGTAGCCGACGATGCCGACCGCCACGCCGGTGTTGCGGTACTTCACGACCTTCTGCGCCACGGCCCGCTTGAGGTTCCCCGTCGGGCCGACCGGCGTCACCTCGCGGAGCCGCTGGTACATCGGATAGATCGCCTTCTCAATGGCGTCGCCCAGCACGTCCGCGGCGTCGGCCTTCGGAAAAAAAGCCTTGATGTTGTCGCGGAGCGACCGCAGTTCGTCGGTGTTGATGCTCAACTGGATGCCGGCGACAGCCATGGCTAGATCGTCTCCTGGCAGAGCAGCTCGTGCTCGCTGCGGTTGGCGTGCTCGAGGAGCGACACGATCTCCAGCGTGCGGCCACGCCACACGATCCGCATCCGCTGCGTCAGGCCGGTCAAGAATCGCATCCGCACGCGGTGCGAGATCTCGGTCTGCTGCTGCCCGGCCAGCAGGAACTCGCGGGCCGTCACGCCCTGCACGCTGGCCCACACTTCCGCAAACGTCTCGTCGTAGACCGGCACCATCTCGCCCATCGCGTTTTTCGTTTCGCGGTAGGCCAGCACGGTGATCCGCTCGCGGAGGTCGCCGGCCTTCATCAAGTGATGCTCCCCTCGCCGACGATGACGATTTTGTAGGGAGCCCCAGCGGTCGAGGCGATGAACAGACTAGAAGCCGTCGTTCCCGCCGCGGTCGGGTTCGTGGCGAGCAGGATGCCGCCCGGAGGGACGCTGCCCGAATACGCTCCCGTCACAGTCAGCGTGTGCGTCGTGCCTGTGTTCTCAATGTAGAGCACCTTCGCGGCCGTGAACGAAATCGTCACGCTCGCGCCGTCGCGGGTGTCGGCGAGTGCCGACAGCTGCAGCGTGTCGGTGCCGCCCGACGTGCGCGAGTCGCTGTAGATCAGTTCGGCCTGGTTGGCCCCGGTGCCGTCGCCCAAGGCCAGGAAATGCTCGGCCTTCGTCACGCGGGTGTTGCGGGCGATGTCGGCGGTGTCGGTTTCGATGCCGACGATGCGGCAGAGGATCTCGGCCGAGAGGCTCATGTGTAGCTCCCCCACGACACGGTATCGAGCAGCCGCTTCGCAGCGTCGGGCATCGCGCCGTCGCCACGCTTCTCGTAGAGTTCGTGGACGCACATGAGGATCGCCGACTTCACCCGCTGCGGCACGGTCGTCGGATCGCCGTAGCCGGCCCACCACGAGACGGTGACTGAGTTCTGGTCGATCAAGTGGCTCGGCCAAGAGCCAGCGTAGAGCGTGCGGATCGCCCCCGGCGTCGAGTCGCGGTCAATCCGGTACTCAGAAGTGGCGAGCGTCGCCGTGCCGCCAGCCTCGCCCGTGACGTAGGTGATCGTGACCGCCGTGGCCGTGCCCGAAGCGACCATCGGCGGGCGGGGCAGTTCGATCTCGGCCGGGAAGGCGTCGAGCTTCATCACGAGTTGCTGCGTGACGAGAGCCCGGTCGATGTAGTCCTCGACCCACTCTCTCGCCGTCGTGATGTAGCCCTGGATCAGAGCGTCCTCAGTGGACGCATCGACGCGGCAGTGGGCCTTGGCGTCCGCGAGCGACACGGGCTCCACGACCGGGCCGGTCGTTCGCTTGAGGCTGCGGTAGCGTCTCATTGCCTGCGTCGCTTTCTCGGTGTCACGTCGGCCGACTCGGCCACCGGCTCCACGCTCGCCGTCTCGATCAGAGACTTCTGGTCGTCACGAACCTCGGTGGCGTATTCCCACGCGATCAGACTCTGCGCCAAGATGGCGTCTACCTCGATGACCTCGCCGGGCCGGTAGGCTCCGTGCGGCTTCGCCATTCGTATTTTCATTCTTCCCCCACACTCCATGCAGCCTTCGGCGGCCTCCGCGTCTCCTGCCATTCGTTGCAGTATTGGAAAACCGGCTGGCCGAGTTCCTGGCTGGGCCAGGTGATGACGTACTCGCCGTGCCCGATACAGACGCGGGGCGTGATGTAGAGCCGATTGCCGCACGCCTTGAACTGCTTCCAGAACGAGATGTCGGAGTCGACCCGCCCCTCGCCCCAGCCGCCTTGCGGATCGGGCTTCTCGTGGAACCACGGCTTTGCCATCCGCCGCAGGGCAGCGGTCGAGATGATGGTGCAGCCGAAATGCGCGGTGTCCACCTGTTGAACCGGGGCACCGAACCACTCGCGGGGCACCTGGGTCACGCCACCTTCGGGCGGATTGTCGAGCGTGTCGAGCAGCGTGAGCATCGGTCTGCCGTCCTCCCTCTTCGTCTGGAGCGGAGCCAAGGCGTCACATTGAAACGTCATCGCCAAGGCGAACAGATGTTCGATGTTCTCCTTCGACACGAAGCTGTCCATGTCGAGCGTGATGATGTATTCCGTGGTCGGCTCGAACTTCTCCAGCATCCGGGTCAGCACCTGGCTCCAGAACGCACCCTGGCCGAGCGTCGGGCGAATGTGCAGCGGCATCATCGCCTCGATGAAGCCGAACACGTTGATGAGCGGCCCGAAGCGTGGCCCGCTCAGGATCGCCTCGCACCGCACCTCGACCGACGATCCGCCGACTTGCACGAGCATGGATTTGCACCTGTGGGAAAACAGAAACGGCGGGGAGGCACGATTGCCTTCCCCGCCGTCTACTGTGCTCGTCGCGTCAAGCGGATCAGCCGACCGCCTGGGAGCTCACGCCCTTGTCGGACGCTGACACCGGGCCAGCCTCGCCCTTGCTCAGACGGCAGGTCGTGACGACGCCGCACGTCGAAGCCGGGGTGGCGTAGACGGTGAGATACCGCTTCTTGCCCTTGAGGTCGATGTCGAACCGATGGGCGTAGCCGACACCAGCGGTAGCCGTCACGCCGGCAGCGACCGTGAAGTCCGTGCCAGAGACGAACCCGCTGATGTTGGCCTGGCCCGACCCGCTCACGTCGCTCTGGGCAACCCGCAGCACCGTGGCAGCGGTCGTGGGGCCGCTGGCCGAGGTGAAGGGGGAGAACAGAACGTCGATCGACGCGTGGTTGAAGTTCAGCGTGTCGATCTCGAGCGAATGGGTCGCGTTCAGGGCCACCGAGGTCTCGGCCTTGCTGACGGACTTGCTAGCAGCAACGTGGTTCATGGATCAAGAAACTCCTAGGAAGGTGTCAGGTATCAGCCGAACTTGAGGGCCACGACCGGGCCGGCCTTGGTGGTCGAACCGAGGTCATGCACGACCATCGCGTTGCGGGTCGTCGCGAAGGTGAGCGTCTGGTCGAGCTCGATGTACCGCTCGCTCGCGGTGCGGATCGAGATGGCCCGACGCTCGCCGAACGTGGCCGCCTGCGACAGGTCGCCGAAGAGGCAAGCCACGCCGGCGGTGGTGCCCGTCAAGCGGGACTCCATCGAGTGAACCAGCCGCACCGGGTAGCCGAGGAACCGCTCGCCGAACCCGGTCGCCACGTCGCTCGTGCTGTTCCCGCCAGGGCCGCTCGACCCGCCGGGCAGCATCGCGAGACGCAGCATCGCCGAGCCCCAGCCGGCCGGGCTGATGTAGAAGGCAGCGTTCCGGCGGGCGTAGAGCGGGAGCCGAGCGACCATGTCGGTGAAGTTCCCCATGGTCAGGGCACCGAAGGTCTGGTTGCTCGTCGCCGTCACGACCGACGCGGAGAAGGGCGACTTCACGATCTTCGTCGCGATGCCCTCGACACCGTGGTAGGCCGAGGTGCCGTCGCCGATGAAGCCCGCGTTGTCGAAGGCTTCGGCGTAAGCCTGGGCCACCTCGACCGCCATGGCGTCGGCCAGGTCGATGATCGAGTCTTCGAGCAGCGAGTTCGGAACGCGGTTCGCCACGCCCCAAATCTTCGCCGACAGTTCGATGTTGTCGAACGTCACGTCGCTGGCCGTCACCTCGACGTTCTCGCCGACCGGGCGAGCGGCAAGGCCACCCGTCCGACGGGCGATCACGAGCGTGTCGCTGTTCATGTTCACCCGGCGGGCGTACTGCGGGAACGCGCCGTACTCCTCGACCAGGCGGATGATCTCGTTGCTCATCTCGGGGGAGACGAGCACGCCGCCGAGCGAGTTGACACCGCCGGCCTGGACGCGGCTCTCGACGCCGTGATCCTTGCACCACCGCCGGGCTTCGGCATCGCCGAACACATGGCCCTTGATGTGCATTCCAGCACGGTACGCCGTCTCGGCATCCTTGAACGCACGCAGATTGTTGTGCGACTTCGGCACGGCGTACTCTCGCTTCTCCACGGCAGTCTCCTTGACCTCGGGGGTGTCGATGGCCTTGGCGGGAGCGGAACGCTCCAGCACGGCCCGCAGTTCGGTGTTCTTCGCGGCGACCCGCTGCAGGAACTCGATCCGCTCGCGGAGCTTGTCGGCACGCTGCTCGAGCGAGCGGAGCGACGCCTCCTGCTCCTCGGTCATGGGCTCGGCGGCGGCATCGCCCTCGGGGGCGTCCTCGCTCATCGTCTCCATCTCGGCGACGACAGCGGCGAGCTCGTCCAGCAGAGCCTTGATCTTGTCCACGGCGGAATCTCCTAGTGCGATTCGTGGCGACGCGGACGCATCGCCTACGGTCGAAACTAGGGTTCGCGGGGGGCACCCATGCAGATGCACGAGCGCGGGCAGTAAAGAACTCAGCCCGCCTTGACGCGGCGAATCTCAGCCGCTGGCAAGATGTGTTTGTCGGTGTTGCCGCACCGGCAGCGGAGGTAGCGGGTCTGGTAGTCGCCCGACCGCTGGCTCGATGCGACAACGAACTTTCCGCTCTTGCACAGCGGGCAGGAATCGCCGGATTTAGCGGCCATGCTTCCTCAGAACGTCACGGTAGAAAGCCGCACGGTTCGCGGCATATTCGCGGGCTTCGTCGTGCCGACGCTGCTCCTTGCGGAAGTGGTCGAATGACCGCTGGGCCACCGTCACGTCGGCATCGGGATACGCGGGAAACGTCACCGGACCCACGTCCAGCAGCGAGTCGATGCGGGTGATCGTCCGCACACTGCGGCCGTCCTCAATCGCCCACGCATCGCCGCCGCTCGGGACGGTGAAGCTGAACGACGAGCCTTTGACGATGCCCGCCCGAATGTTGCTGGCGATGTCCCGCCCGTAGGTAGTGTCGGGCACGGGGAACTCATATCGCAGCCCGACCTCGTCCACGCTCATCGACAGAGTGCCGGGATAGCGGGCGAGCGGGTAGTTCGCGTCGTGGTTCCAGAGGGCGCGAGTCTCTAGCGACTTCTTGCGGCCGCGCCGCTCGGAGACAATGCCGAAGGCAGCGGGGTCGATCCGCTCGATGAAGTCGCCCAGGTCGAGCGAGTTCACGCCGAACTTCGCCGCGTAGCCGACGATGTATTCCCGCTCGCTGCCGTCCTCGGCGCTGCGGCTCTCGACCGCCAGAAGCGGCACCGCCGACTCCACCTCGTCAATCGCCAGACTGCGTCGCTCGATGTTCATAGTCGTGCTCCTTGCGTTCTCGTCCGCTGCGTTCATCTGCCGAACCAGTTTGCTTGACCACGCCTGCCCGGCGTCGCCGCCCCACAAACTCCAGGCGATCCTCCCGGCGGATGGCCAGCCGTCCTCACCGGGGCTCCACCCTTCGCCCTGCTTGTCGATCTCGTGCCGGTCGAAATACGCCTTCATCCTGCGTGCCGTCTCTGGGCTGATCGTCGTGCCGTTGCTCAGGTCGCGTCCGCGGGCAACGCCGACTGCCGTGCCGCCGCGTCCGTACTCGCTTCGCCAATCGAGCCCCTTCTGTGCCTCACTCCGCACGCCAGCCGGGGGCGTGAAGTCGATGTGGTCGTACCTAGCTGCCACGCTTTCGCCCCTTCCGCTTCGGCTTGCCGTAGGCGTTCTCCTCGACCGGTGGCGGCTCGGGCAGCGGGTCGATCTTCGTGAGCGTTGCCACCTTGTGACCGACTTGCGTCTCGGTCGCACGCCACTCGCCGGCCACCTCTTCGTAGACCGTGATGAGGGCGGCAGGGTCGTCCTCGCTCGCCTCGATCTTGAAGTCGGTGCCTGGGATGTCGAGCGTGCCGTAGTCCATGACGTGGTCGATCCGCCCGCGAGCGCGACCGCCCGACGAATCCCACGAGACGAAGTCGCCTTCCGACACGGTGCCAGGTTTGGCCCGATCCTCGGAGCGACCCGCCGGGGCGGCAGGCACCGGCTCGGTTTGCAGCGGCTGTGCATCGACCGCTGCGGGTGCTGGCTGACGCTCCACCACCCCGGCAAGGATCGCCGCAATCTGTGCGGCATTCATGCTCGGGAACGCCGCAGCGACCATCGCAGCCGCACCGTCCTTCGACACCAACCCATCGACCACCGACTGAATGATCGCAATGAGCCCCGTGATCTGAGCACCGTTCAGCGACACGTCGGCGACTTGCGGAGCCTCGGTCTCGACAGGCTCGCCCGGCGTCGCCGGCACCACCGGCTCGCCAGCCGCAGCGGCAAGCCCGCCCTCGACCGCCTGGCCGTCGATCTCGCTTCCCGGCTGCTGCTGGGCCAGCACGTCGCCCTCGCTCGGCTGCTCGCCCAGCGTGCCCATGTTCAGCGGGCGGTAGCGAACGTCGCCGCCCTCGACCGGGTCGAGGTTCTCGGTGGCGCGGATGTCGTTCGTCGAAACGACGCCGATGTCCCACATTGCCCGGTAGTACGCAGACCGGCTGGCGGCATCGCCACGCAGCAGTCCACGCACGTCGAACTCGATCAGATAGCGGTCGTCTTCCGCGATGAGGTCGCGCATGAACGCCGACTCAAAACGCCGCAGCCACGGCATGATGCAATGCGTGACGAACGCGATATCGCCATCCGGTGTCGCGGGGCCGATGCCAAGCAAATGCCCAGGCACGCGGAACAGACGGGCGATCTCCTCGAGCTGGTAGCGGCGCAGCTCGATGAACTGGCTGTCGGTATTGCTCGCCTGCGGAATGTCGTAGGGCTTCAATCCGCCGGTCAGCACCGCCGTGTTGTGAGCGTTGCCGACGCCGCCGTGCCGCCGGTCCCACTGCGACCGCAACGCCTCGCGGGCCTCCGCATTGAGTTGCCCATCGGTCGAGAGAACGAACCCAGGGCGGGCACCGGCAGCGAAGAACCGCGCCCCGTGCAACTCGCACGCCCGAGCTAGTGCGATGGCGTCTTTGCACTCGGCGACCACGCTCATTCCGTTCACGCCGTCGTCGGACGGGCCGCGAATCTGAAGGATCGCATCGTCGGCGTAGACGGTCTCGGTGCCCTTGTCCTCGCGGTACTTGTATCGCAGCTTGCCGTTCTCGATCCGCTCCACCTTCATCCGGCTCGGATGCAGCGGCACGATCTGCCCGGCCTTGAGTTCGTCAAATGCGTCGCCCCATAGCCCGACGTGGAACACCGACTGCTCACGCCACTCGAAGCTCGTCTGCCATCCGTTCGGCTGCGAGTGCAGTTGCCGATACAGCGGCAGTTCGCGGGCGATCCGCTTCCCGCCCCCAGCCGTCCGCTCCAGCACATGCAGGGGCAATCCCGCCACCGTCTCCGCAATCACCCGCAGGCAGGCGAACACCGCCGCGACCTGGTGAGCGTTGCTCTCGTCAATTCGCACGCCAGCGTTCGACCGGCTCGATGGCTCGTCGTCCCACATGCGGGACTCGCCAGGGAGCCAGAGGATGCGGTTGTCGGCGGGGGCGATCATATGAAGAAGATTTCAGGCGTACCGCTCGGCTGCTGCTCGGCACCCATCCACGCCGCGATTCCTTCGCAGCAGGCCACGATGCCGTCTATTCGCTCCGTGCTCTTCGCCTTGCTGGGGTAGATGTTGCCGTGCCGGTCCTCGGCCACCGCACAATTCGACGCATTCCACGAAAACACCGGCTGCCCGGCGTGCCGCACCTTGCCGGCCAGCACGAGGTTTTCCAGCGTCTTCAAGGGGGCCGACATGGCGCGCCCGCCTTGTGGATATCCAACCACGTCTACCCCATCCCCTTGCAGCATGTTCGCCAGCATCTGCCCGTTGAACTTCAGATCCACGGCCAGGCGACGCACGTTGTACTGGCTGCAAATCGCCGCAATGTCACGGTGCAGAATCGTGTAGTCGGTGACGTTCCCGTCCGTGACTCGGATGTGCCCGTCACGAATCCACCCGAGGTAGTCCACCTTGTCGCGGTGCGACCGCTCGGCTGCGTTGCTCTCGGGAATCCAGAAGAACGGCAGGATGTCGAGCGAGTTGTCTTCCGGGTCGGGGCAGACGAGCACCAGGGCGGTGAGGTCATACGTGCTCGCAAGATCGAGCCCCGCGTACACCGGGCGGTCGCCGAACTCGCGCAGCGGGCCGCCGCACGAAGCCCACGCATCCGGCTTGAAGAACCGCGTGTCTTGCGTCGTCCAGACGTTGAGCCTGTACCGCAGAAACGAGTTGAGCTTCGTCGGGCTCTGCTCCGCCTCACGGGCATCCGCCGCGAACGACTCCTCGGTGATCGTCTCCCCTAGCGACGGGTTGGCGATCCGCCAGACCTTCGGAGTCTTCCACGTTCCATCGGCCGCACACTCGGGCGGGGCCGCGTAGATGCACCCGTAGAACGATGGGTCGAACCCCGGATCTGCGATGCACTTCTCCGCGTAGGCGTGCTGCTCCCAGCAGATGCTCTTGCGGTCGAATCCCGCCGTCGTGATCGAGAGAATGAGCGGCTGCCGGCGAGCCGCGCCGCCGTATCGCAGGGCATCCCACAGCCGGCGGTCACGCTGGGCATGAAGCTCATCGAATAGCAGCATGTGGATGTTCAAGCCTTCCGCCCGAAACGCATCCGCCGACAGCACCCGATAGAACGAGTTTGTCGCCTTGTGAATGATCGTCTTGCGCGAGTCGATCACCTCCAGCACCCGAGACAACGCGGGCGACGAGCGGACCATCGCCGCAGCCTCGCGGTAGATGATGCCCGCCTGCTCACGGTCTGCGGCGGCACCGTAAATCTCGGCACCTTGCTCGCCATCCGCGACAAGCCCATACAGGGCGATGCCCGCGAGGGTTGTGCTTTTGCCCTGCTTTTTGGGCAATTCGATGTACCCCACCCGCGCCTGCCGAGTCTTGTCGGGCTTCACCCGGCCGAAGATGTTGCCGAGCACGTTTTTCTGCCACGGCATCAGCGTGAATGGTTTGCCAGCCGTCTGCCCCTTGCTGTGCCGCAAGAGGCTCTCGAAGAAGTCAAAGACTTGAGCGGCTCGCCCCTCGTCAATCTCGGGGATGACGCCAGCCTTCTCAGCCGCCTTGATGGCGGGCGAAGAAATCTGCCAAGTCGTCGGCGGGCTTTTCTTGCTTCGTGCCAAGTCGCACCCTGGAGGAAGGCGTCAGCCCGAACTCGGTCATCAGCGACGCTTGCATGCTGACCAGCGCTTTGTACATCGGGCCGGCAGGGTTCTGTTTCACGCCGCCAAGGTTGGTCCGCATCACTGGGCCGCTGGCCCGAAGTTCGAGCAGGCAAGCTTGTGCCGCAGCGTACACCTCGCATAAAGTCGCAAGAGCCTCGCCGTCGCCGGTCGTGAGCACGTTCATGCCGAGCAAGACCGGAACCAGTTCCTCCCACTTCGCCACGGCGAGCGGTTCAACTCGGAGACGTTCCGGCATCGGCGGCGATCCGGCGGGAGCCGAAGGCTCCCGCTTGACAGGCCCGCGTTGCGTGCCTTGGAGGATCTTGATTGCGGTCGGCTTGGGCCTGCGGCCTCGCGTCGCCATGCGGGTTTTCTAGGGGAAAGTTTTCAATGGCTATTTGGTCACACACGCCGGGGCTAGTACGTCTGGTTTTGCTCGTTGGCACTTTGGGCTGCCTACCCCCTACCCGGTCCTGCCGCTTTTCCGCGCACGCAACCGCGATCACCGGCTCTCCCGCGTGGTCTTCCGCGTGTGGCAACCCGCACACAGACACTGCCCGTTGTCCACCTCGTAGCGCAGGTCGGGCCGCACCTTCACCGGCACGATGTGGTCAGCGTGGGCCTCACGCTTCTGCCCGCACACCCGCCCGCAGTCGCGGCAGGCGTAGCCATCGCGGAGCAGCACAGCCTCACGCCACGCCTTGTGACGCTGTGAGCAGTAGCCCCGAGCCGCAGCGTTGGGCCGAGCCTCTAGGCGTCGCACCTTCGCGGTGCCGCGTGCCGGCTTCCACATCTCGATCCGCTGCGGCATCGCTCGCTCCTCACACCAGGATAGATCCAGCCAGGGCTTCTCTTGCAGCAAGCCTCGAGTCCGCGTCCACCATCATCCGCACCAAGGCATGGAAGCCTGTGCGAGGTCGCCAGCCAAGCAGCTCGGCGGCAACGCTGGCATCCGCCTGGAGCACGTCAACCTCGGCCGGGCGGTAGTACCTCGGGTCGATCTCGACGTGGTCACGGTAGTCGAGCCCAGCATGGGCGAACGCCGCTTCGCAGAACTCCCGCACGGTATGCGTCTCGCCCGTGCCGATGACGTACTCGCGTGGCTCACCTTGCTGGAGCATGAGCCACATGGCCTCGACATAGTCGCCAGCGAAGCCCCAGTCTCGCCGAGCATCGAGGTTGCCGAGGTAGAGTTTTTCCTGAAGCCCGTGCTTGATTCGCCCGACCGCCCGCGTGATCTTGCGGGTCACGAACGTCTCGCCACGTCGCGGGCTCTCGTGGTTGAACAGGATGCCGCACGAGGCGTGAAGTCCATAAGACTCGCGGTAGTTGATCGCGGTCGCGTGGGCGAACAGTTTCGCGCAAGCGTAGGGCGATCGTGGGTGGAACGGCGTGGCCTCGCTCTGCGGGGCAGGGGCGTTGCCAAACAGTTCGCTGCTCGACGCCTGATAGAACCTCGCCTGCGGCGCGTGGTCGCGGATCGCCTCAAGCATCCGCAGGCAGCCGAGCCCAGTGGCGTCGGCCGTGTAGGTCGGCTGGTCGAACGACACGCGGACGTGGCTCTGGGCGGCGAGGTTGTAGACCTCGTCTGGCTGGACCTCGCGGACAATGCGGGCCATCGCGCCGCCGTCGCACACGTCGCCGTGGTGGAGGTGGAGTCGCTCGAACTCGTGATCGATGCGGCCCGTGTTGAACGTGCTGGCTCGCCGCACGACGCCATGCACCTCGTAGCCCTTCGCGAGCAGGAACTCGGCGAGGTAGGAGCCGTCCTGGCCCGTGATGCCGGTGATCAGAGCGCGACGCTGCATCGTTCTTTCCACCATGCGACTGTCTCGCGGATGCCGTCCTCCAGGCTTACTCGGGGCGTCCAGCCGAGCAGGCTCGCGGCCCGCGACGCATCGACGGCTCGGCGTGGCTGGCCATTCGGCATCGAATCGTTCCAGTAGACTGCGCCGGCAAATCCGCATGCGTCGGCGACCATGTCGGCAAGCCGCCGCATGGTCACTTCTCCGCCGCCGCCCAGGTTGATCGGCTCGGCGTCGCTGATCGTTTCTCCAGCCGCGACGATGCCGGCCGCCGCGTCGTCAACGTGAAGGAACTCGCGTGACGCGGAGCCGTCGCCCCACAAGACCACATCGCGTCCATCGCAGAACTTGCGAATCATCGCCGGGATGACGTGGCTCGACGCCGGGTCGAAGTTGTCGCCCGGGCCGTAGAGGTTCGTCGGGATCACGACCGCGCCGGCCATGCCGTACTGCCTGTTGTACTGCTTGAGCAATTCGTAGACGGCTCGCTTCGCTACGCCATAGCCGGCGTTCGTCTCTTCCGGGTAGCCGCTCCAGAGGTCGCCCTCGGCGAACGGCGGCCTGCAGAACTTCGGGTAGGAGCAGACCGTGCCGACGACGACGACCTTCTCGACGCCGTGGATGCGGGCCTGCTCAATGACGTTGAGCCCCATCGCGAGGTTGGCGTAGGTGAATCGCCCTGGCTGGGCCATGTTCGCGCCGATGCCGCCGACCTCGGCCGCGAGGTGGTAGACCACGCAAGGTTTCGCTGCCGCGAAATACTCTGCCGTCGCGGCGGCGTCAGTCAGGTCGCAGCCCCATCGTCGTGGTCGCAGCACGTCGTGGCCCGCCGCCTCAAGGAGCCGGCAGACGCGACGGCCGAGGAATCCGTTGCCGCCGGTGACGAGTGTCGTCAAGGCTCGACCTCGTCTCTCGGCAGCATCGCCACTGCATCGCCCCACGGAATGACCTCGACGCTGGCGAGCAACACGGCCTTGTCTGCCGATTGCCACATGGCGTGCAGCATCCCGCCGGGCATCACCTCGGTGAGCAGGTCAGCCGAGAGCATCAACCGCCCGTCTGTCATCACTCGCGGCACCGGAACGCATGCCGGATGGCCGTGGACCGCGTGCAGTTCGGCCAGCCTCGCGGCGAGGGCCGGCGTGAATACGAGCGCGTACTGTTTCGCGTCGTCGTAGGAGATCGGAAGCGACAGTTCGCCGAGTGTCATAGCGCTGCCCTGATGGCGGACATGAACGTGTCGAGCCTCGCCTGGAGTGCCGGCAGATCGACGGCCCGGCCGATGGAGTACCACGACAGACGCGCGTTGCTGAAAAGGTTCGCCACGCCAGTGCTCAAATTAAGCGACGAAAACACGCGAGTGCTTTCCGTGCGCGACGCCTGGGATGCACGGGCGAACTGCCGGGAACTGGCCCCGGCGGTCGCGGCGAACCAGTGGCCCTGCGTGCGGGAGAAACCGATCAGCCCCGTCGCCGTCGCCCGGCCGGCAAACGTGTCAGTCGTGGCGCTGCGCATCCGCGCGAGCACGTCTGCCGCGTTGTTGGAGACCAGAATGTGGCAGTCTCCCGCGCTACCAGACCCGACGCCAAGGTAGATAGGAAAATTACTCGCGTTCGTCGCCGCGGTCGTCGCATATACCGCCATGTGCAAGTCGTCCTGCGGGTCGGCGTTCTGCGCCCGGTTGCTGTTTAAGCTCTTGTTGCTGCCGTTGCCGGCCAGCCCAGTACGCCGCGAGTAGTCGGCCTGGACGAAATTCGCCGGGCTTGGAGCCGGGCCGACGAGTGGCGTCAGAATTCCCGAAAGGGTGCGAGCGCCGGCCAGGATGCAGGCAGCGCCGAGTCTCGGCCACACGCCATCGGCCTTCAGCCCCACGACCAGCGCGTTGATCGCTACTCGCACCGGCCGCTCCAGTGGTGCCGCGTCCGCGGCCTCGACCCGAAGGATGTAGTCCGTCGCGTCGGCGTCATACGCCGCAGCATCGATCAGTGGAACCGGCAGCGGCCTGCCAAGCAGCGTCGCAGGCATCGCTGGCGGCGCGTAGCCGCTCGTCAGGATGCCGTCGTTCACAGGTCAGCCCCGAGCGCCGTCACGTCGATGCTTTCGGCATTGTGCGTCGAGACTCGCACCGACCACGACGCGCTTGGCAGCACGAGATTGGTGTAGAGCGTGCTTACCCTCGTGCCCTTCACGCTGGCGGACACGGTGGCGGCAGCAACGGACACTTCGTCGAAGAAGAAGAACGTCGTGCCGTCATGTAGGAAAATTCGCACCATGCCTGCCGTGGTTGTGACGCGGGCCTGGACGACGATCTCGGCGATTCGCGTTCCGGTGCTGGCCCCGGTGATGAGCGTCGCCACCGTGCCAGTGCCGTCGCGGTTTGTGTTCGCGGTTGCGATGTTGACGCTGGCGACGCGGGGCGTGACGGCGAACACGGGATCGGCGGCCATTGGAGACTCCTAGCGGAACGAAGACCAGAGGTAGGTATTGATCGCCGCGCGGGCGCGAGACGACAGGCGGGCGTTGGAGAGCGTGCCAGAGGTCAAATCGCTGGCGTTGGTGCTACCGCTCGTGACGGTCTTCCAAGTCTGATCGCCGGCGAGGAACGTCGTGGACGTGGCCGACCCGCTGCCCAGCCTCGCCGTTGCAATCGTCCCAGACGCGATGTCGCTTGCCGCGTGGGTGTGACTCGTCGCAGCGTAGGCCGTGCTGACCGAGATCACGCCGTCCGTGATCGTCACGCCAGCGCCAATCTTGACACCGCCGAGGACGCTGTTCGTAGCGGTCGGCAGCGTGTATTCCGTGGGGATCGTGGGCTTGTCGTCGAGGTCGTCATACGAACCGCTGGTCGCCACCGTAGCCAGCCCGGTCACGTTCGCGGCATCAACGGTGCCGGTCCATGCGGTGTTCTGCGTCGTGAAACTGTTTCCTTGGGGGTCGTCATAGAAATCGAGGCTGTAGAGTTTGAATCCGCCAAGCGATCCGGCAATTGTTTCAACGCGAATCGGGTTGGATAAGTCGAGAGATCGCAAGCACAGGAAGTCGTCTTCGTCGATCGCGAAATATCCGCCAGACAGGGCGGCTGGTACGCCGCTGGTGATGTCGCCCCAGTCGTGAGCGTGCGACGTGGCCGCGTAGGCGGTCGAGACTGAGATCACGCCGTCCGTGATGGAGACGCCTGTGCCAACCTTGACGCCGCCCAGCACCGAGCCAGTCGCAGTCGGCAACGTGTAGCCAGACGACGCAGAGATCACGCCGTCGCCGTCGATGCTGATGCCGCTCCCAATCCGCACCGCGCCTCGCGTGTTCGCCGCCGCCAGTGGCAGGCGATCCGCCGAGAGCGTGCCGCTCGTCAGCAGGCTCGCGTTCGTTGTCGGCGGAGCGGCGGCGATGACAGCGGTCGTGAAGTCAGTGATCTGCGACGCTGTGTGCGTATGGGAGAGCGGCGTCCTGGCGTCGCTCAACCGGGCGTCATTGCCTTGGCAGGCCGTGCCGGCCGTTGTGCCGTAACTGACGACGAGCGCGCCGCCAACGGTAGAGAGTCCCGCGCCAACAGCCAGGCCGATGTTCGCGGCCGACGACGTGCCGGAGTTCGTGATCGGCGCAGAGACGGTGACTACCCCGGAAGACCCCGTCGGCCCGAAACCACCGCTGACCGCAACGTCCACCGTCGCGGCCGTGCTGCCGGCGGCCACGTCGATCTGCGTCTCGCCGGCGCTCGCCGTGATCGGGCTCGCGCCGCTGACGCTCGCGTTGATCTGCGACATCACAGCACCTCGACGAACCCGGTGAGAGCCGTCCGCGTGGCGTTGTTCTCGACCCAAGTCATCCGCCAGCCGTAGGTGCCTCGTGGAATCACGGCCGTCTGGGCATCGGTGAGGGCGATGTTGTATTGCCCGTTTGATGCGTTGGCGGCCGTGACGGTAAACGCCTGGACGGTGTCGCCGCTAATGAGCGAATAGATGGCCGCCGTGACCGAGTAGCCGGTCATCGTGATCGAGAAGTCGATCAGCGTCGAGAAGTCGTCGCCGCGGTTGAACGCAAGTCCGAGAGTTCCCGGCGTCTGTTCGTAAGAGGCTGCCATTCGTCACGGCTCCACTGTGCTGGTCGTCGCTCGCGGTTGTAACGCATAGAGCAAGCGAGTCTGCTCCGTCAGCGCGTGGGCGAGCTCGCGCTGCGTCTCCCGCACTTCCTTGAGCGTCAGCCGGTGTTCCTCGAGCAACGGCAGCAGCAAATCCTGCCGGATGAAAAAAGCGAGTGCGAGCGCCACTAGGGTCGGAAAACCCCAGCGCTCTATGATGCCGAACAGCGTCTCCTTGGTTTCCGCAGTCACCGCGTCGCCTCCTGCTTCCACACCGCGAGCAAGACGCGATTGGCTCGCCGCTCCAGCCACCACTTCAGAATCAACTGTACGACTGCCGACGCCACTGCTTGCAGCACCAAGGCCCAGACCATGCCGTACTCTGCCGCCTCGCGTCCGCTCATCACTTGGTGCGCCCGCTTGATGTCAGCCACGATGACGCCGGCCACGATATTGCGCTCCCGCTGCTCTTGCGCGTACTTCAAAAACTCGCCAGCCCAGTTCTCGACCGCGAGTTGCACGAAGTCGTCGCACGTCGCCCGGCCCACGAGGAACTTGCGGACGCCGAGCCGCCGCCACACATAGGTTTGAAGGTCAGCAATGGTCACGGCCGCACCTTCCCGGTGCCACCGCACGCGCCACATGAAACGACGACGCGGCCATCCGTGGGCAGCTTGCCCGTGCCGCTGCACGGTTCGCACTTGTCGCCCGGCCTCGGCCCAGGTGCAGGCGGCGGGTCCACTTCCGCACGCAACGCCATCACGGCCCGTGCCGTCTCGACTGCGAGGTCGGCCGACACGGTCGGATCGTCGGGCAGCGTCGCCACGCAGCCAGCCATCACGACGACGAACACGAGCAGGAACCTCACAGCACGTCTCCCGTCCAGTCGGGCAGTTGCGTGGGCTTGAATCCCGAGTAGCCCGCGTAGACGTAGGAGTCACGGCCCGAGAGCATCCGCGTACACACGTCGGCGTCGATCCAGAATGAGCAGTTCCGCACGACGACGGGCATCGTCTCGGGGTAGTGGCGGCCGACGGTGTTGGAGTCGCCCCACGAGTTCAAACAGAGCAGGCCGGGCCGTCGGCCCCACCTCACGCCGGCCAGGCACATGCAGTGCCACCACACGCCGCCTGGCTTGCAGAAGCCGTCCTCGTCGCGGGACATGGAAAAGCCCTGACCGCTACACGCCACGCACGCAAAGCCGTTCTGGATCGCCGCCGCCGCTTCCTCGAACGTCGTGGCGAGCGTCGTCTCGCTGCACCGCCGCAGCTGGGCGTAGGGCTCGAGCTCGTCGGGCACGCCCATTCGGCCCCAGGTGCGATCCCGCTGGGCCTTGTCGGCCTCCGCGATCACCACGCCGCCGTAGTCGATGCCATAGTGCAGAGCCCCGAAGTCGCGGATGGCTTTCGCCGCATGGAAGCCCGTGCTGCCGTCACCGCCGTTGTTTGCCTTTTGCCCGCGAGCCTCGACACGGGAAAACCCGTAGAGCGACGCCTCAACGGTGCGAGCTCGCACGACCTCGGGCTCGTGGCGATGCACAACGTCGCAGGCGGCCACGAAGTCCACGGCCAGGCTCGCACCCCAGCCGACGCAAGATCCCACGTCGCCCTGCGAACCGCGCCGCCAGTTGGGCAGGCACTTGAGCAGTGCCGGGTACAGCATCACCTCGCGGCGGTCGTCAGCCCGGAAGCCGGGGGCCGCACTCGCCAGCGTCGGGTGCGGCAACGTGGCGACGAACGCCGCAGAGCCCTCGGGATCGGGCACGTAGCCGAACGCATGACTCGCCACGGCTCAGCCTCCCGTGGCCGCCCACGCGATCGCCCGTGCCACTTCGGCGTAGCGGGCCCGTACGTCGGGCGTGACGGGCACACTGTCGAGGCCGAGTGCAGACCTCATGGCGGCCTCGACGGCCTCCCTGAGCCCTTCCACGCTGCCAGGAGCGACGTTGCCGATCCGACGCCATGCGATGTCGAGGGCCGTCACCGTCAGCACCCGGAGACTCGCCGTGTCGGTCAGCACGGCCACGCTCGTCGCGCCCTCGGCCTCGACCACGAGCGCGGCCTTCGCCCAGGTCGCTGCCCATAGAGCCCGCTTGTCGGCCGGCAGGCCGGCGAGGGCGGCCCGCACGGGCTCGACAAGCCGCTGGGCCTCGGGGCTGGGCGTCGGCACCGTGACGCTCGGAGCAACCGGGGCGGTGAACTTGGGCATGGGGATCA